ACCTCGGTGTTCAGCTTGGCCAGCGTGAACAGGCCCGTGCGCTTGACCGCCTGCACGACGGTGTTGAGCGCGTCGCCTTGGCAGACGCCGAAGATCGCGCCGACCAACACACCCTGACCCGAGAGGCGGTCGTAGGGCATCGCCAGATCGATGATCTCGCCCGGTTGGATAAAGCTCTTCATGGTTCGTTCGCGCTGTGAAACAGGCGCCGCCACCAGCGCGTAGCGGCGGCGCCTTCAGGGAATGGGGTGTGGGATTAGACGCCGGTCGAGCGGACGAATCCGCGCCAATCGACCACGCCGACGGCGAAGTCGTGACGGACCTTGAGTTCGATGCCGTCCGTGCGCCAGCCGACCTGCTGCTCGAGGAACACGCCCTCTTGGCCGCCCAGGTAGGCGTGCTCGAGCATGTCGAGCTGCGAGGGGTCGGCGGTCATCCACCACTTGACCGCGTCGCCGGTCTGCCCGTTGGCACCGACGTCGAGGCGCGGCTCGACGATCACGCTCTTGAACACACCGATGAACGGGTTGGTGTTCGACGGCTGCGCCGGCGTGATCTGCGTGGTGAACTGCTTGGCGAGCACCTCGAGCGCGGCCGGCACGAACAGGTAGGACGGCTGCGCGTTGATCAGCGTCACGCCGTCGAGCCCGGTCTGCTTGCGCAGCAAGAGCATGGCCGCGCTCAACGATGCGACGCTGATCGTGAGCGTGGTCGTGTTCTTGTGGTTGGCGCTGATCAGCTGGTTGCCATCGCCCATGGTCGGGTTCTGGAGCAACAGGCCGATCGCGATCTGGTTCTCGAGCTCGGCCGCGGCGCGCCCCATCAACATCGGGATGCGGTCGAAGGCCGACGTGTCGTCGTTGATCAGCGCCTTGCGCGTGATCGCGAGAATCTTGCCGTAGGTGTCGAGCGCGTAGCTCTCCTTGCCTTCGGTAATCGCGCCGGTTTGGAACTCGCCGTGCTCGTTGACCTTGGTGAGCGCCGGCGCTTCACCGATCTGCACGCGGGTCATGGGCTTGAAGTCGTTCGCGGTGACCGCGCGCGAGAGCAGCTTCCAGTTGGAAGGAGTCATCGCGTAGGCCGAGCGCAGCGTCTTGTTCGCGACGTTCGCGAGCAGGTTGGGGAAGTCGCTCGAGCTCATCATCCCGCCGACGTCGCGTTGGCGGTCCATGCCGAGCGCGGCCGAGGCGATCTCGAGCACGTCCATGCCGCGCGTCTTCACGCCGGCCTCGCGCAGGATTTCCTCGGCCATGCGCATCAGCGACATGCCGCGGAACTCGCGCCCGAACTCGGTCAAGCGCACGGGCTTGCCGTCTTCGTCGTTCTGGTGCACGCGCACCTGCAGCGCGTTCTCGACGCCAGCGCGGACCTTGTCGCGTTGGTCGGCGGTCGGCTGGATCACGCTCGCGCTGATCTTCGTGCCGTCGCGACGCGCGCGCTCATAGAGCAGGCCGGCGCGCGCCTGGTCGAGCGAGACGCCGCCACCGATCATGCCGGTCACCATCGTCGCGCCCTCGGTGTCGTCGATGCGCAGCGTGCGCGCGACGTCCTGGATGCCCTGCACGCGCGCGCGCTCGTCCGCGCGCACGCGGTCGAGGTCGACCACGGGTGCCGGCTGGCGCTCGCCAGCTGCGCCACGCGCATTGCCGGCGTCGTCGTCGGGCTCGAGCGTCGCCACGGGCACGGGTTGGGGGTCGTTGCCCGCACCGCGTGCGGGATCTGCCCCGCCCGGCGCCGCAGGCGTGATCGGGTCCTTCGAAGACTTGGTCGGCAGTGCCATGTTTGGTTCTCCTCCGTCGAGTTCCAGCTCGGCGGTGTACTCGTGGTCGTGTGCCGACGCGCGCACATGCGCGCGTTCATCGGCGGGAATCGGGAGCAGCGAAATCTCGAGCAGCGCAGCCTTCGTGGCTCGGAACGTGCGCCGCTTGGCCTTGGGTTCGGTGACCTCGGTGTATTTGATCACGCGGTAGCGCGGCGAGCAGGCGCGGATGATCCCCTTCTGCACGTTCAGCCACAGGCCCTCGTGCTCGGGATCGAACGAGAAACGGCAGCGCGCGCGGCCCTTGCCGCCGCTGAATGTGACCGAGAGCACGGTGCCGAGGATGTCCTCGGTGTCCGAGCTGCCGCGGTAGGCGGTCTGGTGGCCGTGGCTGTCCATCAACGGGCAGGTGCCGTTGTCGACGCGCGCGGTGTCCCAGGCGCCGTCGGACATGACGAGCTCTTCGTCGTAGTCGACCATGCCCTCGCCGTCGATCCATCCGACCATCGGCGCGGGCGACTCGGTGCCCCAGATCAGGTCGAACTCGCGCGCCTCGACGTCGATCGACTTGGGGTCGAGCATCGCGCGCGAACGTTCTGCGCCGCCAGCGCCAGCGTGTTGCACGCGAAATTGGACGAGCTTCGTCACGGCAAGAGCGTAGGCGGAATCGGGAGCCGCGCACAAGCCCTAGCGCCCGGGCGCGCCGGCAACGCCGCCGGTCGCGCTACTTTTTCGCGGGCTTCGCGGCGTCGGCCGAGACGACCACCGGCTGCTGTTCGGGCCGGCGCCCGTCGCTGTCGAACGAGAGCTTGAGCTTGTCCGCGCGCGCGTTTTCCTCGGCGAACTCGACCTCTTTCTCCTCTGGATCGTCGCCCATTTCGCGGTTGGTCTCCGAGCGCGTCTTCAGGCCCGCGCGGATCGCGCGCAACGCGGCAGGGATCTCTTGCGTCGGGTCGACCATCGGCCGCTTGGGCGGTGTCCAGGTCGCACCGATCGTGTCGGGAGGCAGATCGCCCGTGACGACCATCGCCTCGATGAACCAGGCCCAGATGCCTTCGCACATCTGCGGCACGAGCGTGTGCCAGGTCGTGCGGTCGAGCGACGCGTTGGACCCGATCGATCCGACGCGCGCGCTCGAGAAGTTCGTATTGCGCAGGTCGCCCGAGATGCGCTCGTAGGTGACCTCGTAGCTCTTGGCGATCCCGCGCAGCGACGTCGTCACGAAGTCGACGTAGCCGTTGTCGGATTCGGGCTTGCCGAACGCGATCGTCTTGCCAGCCGGCAGTCCCTGGAACGTGCCCGGCGTGAACTTGCGCACGGGCGCGGTGCCGTTCGCGGGATCGCCTGGATCCTGCGGCTCACCGAGTCCGCCGGCGATCGGGCCTTCGGTCGCGGTCAGGTCGTGGACGAAACCGACGAAACACGCCGCAACCTTCTTGCGCATCTCCTCGGCGTTCTCGTACTCGTCGAGCGAGCGGCATCGGATGATCGCACTGGTCGGACGCGGGATCCCGCGCGATTGCCCATAGCGCAGCACCTCGAACGGATGCAGCAGGTCTTCGGCCACCACGCGCTCGCTGATCCAGTTCGAGGACCACATGTCGCCGGGATGGTCGCGGAAGAGCCACAGCGCGACGACGCGCCCGACGCGGTTGTATTCGACGCCTTGGATGATGCGGCCGCCTTCGGCGGTCGTTTGCCCGTCGCGGCTCGTGTCGATGTGGTCGGCCTCGATCGCCTGCAGTCGGAACGGCACCGGCCGTTCGCCCGTCCAAACGCGCCGGATCACGATCTCGCCCGCCTCGATGATCTCGCGCGCGCCGGTCGACTGGATCGCGTAGCCGTTCTGCTTGCCACGCAGGTCGCATTTGGTCGATTCGAACCAGGGCAGGAAGAGACGCTTCGCCTTGTCGAGCAGGCTCTGGTTCTTCGAGCCGTCGAGCATGCGCGGCTTCCACAGGATGCCCGTGCCAACGAGGTCGGTCTGCAGCGCGTTGACGGCCGAGCCGGCCCAGCAATTGTTCGCGGTCAAGTCGCGCGATCGGTTGCGCAGGCGCGTCAATCCGCTGCGCAATTCGGTGTCGGCCGAGCCAGACGTCGCCACCCAGTTGGCCGTCTGCCGCCCGAAGCTGCCGCCCTCGTAGCGACGCACGATGTCGGCCGCGCGCTCGCGAGCCTCCATCAGCCCGCGCGCGTGCGCGCGCTTGGCGCCCCACTGCGGTGCGACGAGGCCAATGCCGCGGTCCAGAGCACGCCCGAGCTCGTCGATCTTCAACACATCTCCTTGTCGAAGGAGGCCTTGATCGCGTCCGTGCGCGCGTTGTTGGGGCCAGCGAGATCCGCGCGCATGCGCCCGAGCAGCGCCAGCATGTCAGCGAGACTGCGGTACTTGACCGTGCGGTCCTCGTACTTCACCTCGTCGACGCCTTCGGCGATCGCGCGCTCGAGCGCATCGGCTTGGGATTGGGTGAACATCAGCGGTGGCTTCCCCAGTAATCGTCGCCTTCTTCGACGTCCTCAACAACCGACGCGGCGCGCTGTCGTCGCGGCATGGGCCCGCTCGTGATCTGCGACGCGAGTTTCTTCCAGTCGTCGGGAGTGTAGCGATCCAGCTGCAGCACGGCCGCTGCCGCGCGGTTGTAGACCGTGCAGTCGAGCACCTCGTTGCGATGCTTCGCCTCCCACACCCAGCGCACCTGCCCGCGGTCGTTCTTGCGCGGCACCGCGCTCTCGGCGCACAGCTGCTTGAAGTACTCCTCCGCCAACTGCGGATGGTGCGCCCATCCATCAGGGAATCCGGTCTCGTCGGGTTTGGTCGGTTGCGGTTGCTTGAGCCAGCCGTACAGCTGGCGCTTCGCGATCGACGTGCCGACCGGCCAGGAGTGCATGCCGGTCTTGGCCATCTGCCCGGTCGGGCGCACGTCCGCGCGCAATGGGTGGCCGACGAGCACGCCGTAGTCCTCGACGCCCTTGACCGCGATCGTCGAACCCGCCGCGCGCCCGCGCACGAACTTGTAGACCTCCTGGGTCTCGTAGCCGGCGTCGATCGCGGCGAGCCGGATGTGCATCGTCAGGCCCTTCTGCCCGGTCACCGGGAATGCGTGGTCCAAGATGCGCGCGAGCCGCTGCTTGGTCTCGTCCTCGACGATGTTGCCGTGGATGATCGTGTGCTCGATGGTCCAGTGCTCGAGCCGCTCGCCCCAACCCATGACCACGACCTCGATGCGATCCTTCTGCACGTCGACGCCGGCGGTGAGCACGAGCGGGCCCTTGGGCACCGCACCGATGCGGTAGTGCTCGCGCCGGTTGTAGAGGATCTGCCACTGAGGCGAGTCGCCGACGCCCTTCCACGTCTCGCCCAGGATCGTGTTGACGAACGTCTTGAGCAGGTCGGGTTTGCCCTGCGCGTCCTTCCACGTTTCGACGCAATCCGCCCAGCTCCAGGTGCCGACCGGTGAGTAGAGCGCCGACAGGTGGAAGCCGCGCTTCTTGCCGCGCCGTTCTGGATAGGTCGAGCGCCACTCGCCGCGTTCGAACATCCAGGTCTTCTTGTGTTCGGCGATCAGGCTGCTGCACGACTCGCACATGTAGCGCGCGGAGTCGGGAATCGGTTTGTCTGCGAGATCGCGGTCGTATTTGATCCCGCTCCACACCAGGCGCTGCATGTGGTTGCAGTCAGGGCACGGCACGAAGTAGTAGGCCTGGTCGGTCTCTTCGAACAGCTGCGCGATGCGTGAGTTGCCCTCGATCGTCGGCGAGCTCACCGCGAAAATCTTGCGCCGTGCGAAGCGTCGCGTGCGCGCGCGCGCGAGCTCGAATGGATCGCCTTCGCCCTCGACGTCGGGCGGATAGGCGTCGACCTCGTCCAGGCCGAGCTTGCGCACGGGCGCCTGGCGCAGGCCCGCGGCCGAATTCGCGCCAGCGAGCAGCAAGATCCCGCCTGGGAACTCTTTTGTGTAGGTCGTGTTGCCCGCGTCTGCGCCCTTCGTGCCGGCGACCTTGAGCCGCAGCCGCTCGCAGGCCTCGATCATCGGATCGATGCGCTGCTTCGAGAGCCGCTTGGACAGCGGGTCGAGACTCGGCTCGACGATCATCATCGGGCACGGGTCGCAGTCCATCGTGTAGCCGGCCCAGTTGAGAAGCGCCTCGGTGCCGGCCACCTGCGAGCCCTTCATCCAGATCACGGTCTCGACGTCGGAGTCCCACGAGAGCAGGTCTTGGATCTCGCGCACGTAGGGCACGCGCGACGTCCGCCATTGGCCGGGCTCGCCCGAGCTCTTGGTCGTGAGCCACCGGTAGCGGTCGGCCCACTCGGAGACGGTCAGTTTCTCGGGCGGCGCCAGCGCCTCGCGGAAGGCGCGCGTCAACAACTCGAGCGCGTCGGTGGTCTCAGCCGGCGCGACCATTGGCGGTCAGCTCCGTCAGCGCGGCGCGGATCTCGGTGTCGATGATCGCGTGGACGCGCTTCATGTCGCTCTCGGCAGCGAGCTCGCCCGACAATCGGTCGGGGATCATGAGCAGGCGATCGCGCGCGACGCGCACCAGGTTGAACCACTGCGACTTGATCTTCTCGACGTCGGCCAGCTTGCCCTTGCGCACGTCGAGGTCGAGTTTCTCGTTCTCGGTCGCGAGCGCCATCTGCGCCGCGCGCCATTGCGCGGTCGTCTTGCCGCCGAAGCTCGCGATTCCGGGCCCGGGAGGCGGCAGTGCGTCCTTGAAAAGCGCCGTCTGGCCCGGCTCTTTCGGCGCCGCGGGCCGGCCGCCGGCGCCGTGGTTGCCCGCGTTCTCGGTGTCGGTGTTGTGGCCCCACTCGCGGTCTGCGATGTCGACGTCGATCAGGGTCTTGCCCTTCGCGTCTTTCGAGAGCGACTTCGAGAGCCGGCCGCGTTGGATCGCCTGGAAAACGGCCGGATGCGAGACGCCCAGGCGCCGCGCATAGACCGTCGGCGACATCTTGACGCCCATGGTCAGTTCGAACCGACCTCGACGCCGCGCGCGGCCGCGGTGTCGGCGTAGCTAGCGCCGCTCGAGACGAGGATCGCCTTGCCGCCGGTCGCGTTCTGCCAGCGCCGGATGATCACGTCGCAGTACTGCACGTCGAGCTCCATCAGGAACGCGTGTCGCGTGTGTTTCTCGCAGGCCATCAGCGTCGAACCGGATCCGCCGAACAGGTCGAGCACGTTCTCGCCCGCTTGGCTCGAGTACTCGATCGCGCGGCTCGCGAGCTCGACCGGTTTTTCGGTGAGGTGCACCATCGATTGCGGGTTGACCTTCTTGATCAGCCAGGTGTCGACCGCGTTGGTCGGCCCGAACCAGCGATGCGCGGCGCCTTCTTTCCAGCCGTAGAAGCACCACTCGTGGTTGCCCATGAAGTCCTTGCGCGTGAGCACCGGATGCTCTTTCACCCAGATCACCGCCTGGGAGAAGTACAGCTCCGATGCCTTGAGCGCGGGCGGATAGTTGGCGCAGTTCGCGTAGCCGCCCCAAATGTAGAAACCGCCGCCTTCGATCAGCGCGCGAGCCATGTTGCCGAACCAGTCGAGCAGCAGCTGGTCGAAGGCCTCGTCGGTCACGAAGTCGTTTGCGAGCGGCCGGTCCTTGGCGCGCATCTTCTTGGTCGTCGGCTTGGACTTCGACGGATGCCGCGCGAGGTCGAGCGCCTGGTGGTGCGTCTGCTCCTTGAACGACGAGAGGCCGGAGCGGATCGCGTTGTTCGATCGCGGCTCGACCTTGACGTTGTAGGGCGGGTCGGTGTTGACCAGGTGGATCTTGGCGCCGTCGAGCAGGCGTTCGACGTCGGCCCACTTGGACGAGTCGCCGCAGAGCAACCGGTGGCCGCCGAGCACCCACAGGTCGCCGGCGACGGTCACGGCAGCGTCTGCGGGCTCGGGCGCGGGCTGCTCGAGCACGTCGCCGCCGTCAGCCGCGCGTTGGTCGGCGAACAGGTCTGCGATCTCTTGCTCGTTCCACCCGAGTCCGTCGAAGTCGACCTGCAATTCGTGCAGCGCCATGAGCTCGCGGGCGAGAAGTTCGTCGTCCCAGTTGGCCAGTTCGGCGATGCGGTTGTCGGCGAGCCGCAGTGCACGGGCGTCCTCGTTGGACAGATGCTCGAGCACGACGGCAGGAACGGTCAGCATTCCGAGGCGTTGTGCCGCGGCGCGGCGCCCGTGGCCCGCGATGATCGTGCCGTCGGCCTCGGCGAGCACCGGCGCACCGAACCCGAACCGCTCGATTGAGCGCGCGAGCACCGCCAGCTGCTCGTCGGTGTGCACTTTCGCGTTGCCCGCGTAGTCCTTGAGCCAGCCGATCGGGACGTAGCGGATCTCGAGCGGTTCCTGGGCGGTGTTCATCGAGCGGTCTGCTTTCGATCTGCGGCGCACATGCACGCGCCTCGTTTCGGGCCTGAAATAGCACGACGGCGCGTGTTGCGCGGGCGCGGTTTGGCCGGTTTGGTCCCAGGAACCTGCGCCGGTGTAGGCGGTGGAGGCTGTACTGTAGGCGTTCTCTGCACGCCGATGGCCTCGGCGACGAGCTCAATCAGGCGACGGCGGTCGCCCTCGTCGTTCAAATCGCGCGCGATTCGGCGCAGTCCGCGCACGAATTGGGCCGCGATTCGGGCCAGATCCTTGGGCGGAAGGCCCACCTCAGCCGAAGAAACCGGGACGCGTGATCGACCGGTTGACCGCCATGAAGCCCAGCTGCAGCTTCGTCTGCCCGATCGCGAGCCACCGCTTGTCGATCGCGCCGGGAGTGAGCACGCCGTCGGGACGAATCGCCGGCTGCGCCGCGCGCGCCGCGAGCTTGCCGCAGAACTCGCCAACCACCGCGGCGATCTCTTTCGCCTCGTTCAACAGCGCGATGTCCTCGGCGTCGAGCTCGCGATACCCCTTGATCTGTCGGTGCTGATTGTCCATTCGAGCCTCCATTCTGGTCGTGACGCGCGTCGCCATTTCGAATGACCGAGCCGACCACCCATCGCAATCGCGAACCCCGATCGCGACGCGCATCACGATGCGACTGTAACAAGGTGTAACTCTCAACTCCTCTCCCACATTGGTGAAGGCCGGCGGTGCGCGTCACC